GCTCATTTATATATACAATTGAAACTGATTTATTGGAAGGTAATAAATGGGAATTTTACAGTTGGAAATTGCCTGAAGTGACAGTGCAAGTTGAAATACTAGGAGCCCCAATAAATGTTATAGCACAGACATATCATGCATATGAAGCGCGTTGCATTGAATTATTTAAACAGATAACAGGTCATATTCCTCAATTGTGTGATAACGCTGACCCAAATTATAAAACAAAAAATGATTAAAAAAATTATTGTAATTTAAGTAATGAAATATTTTTTTGTTTTAAAAAGTGATCTACTAATTCATCTATTTTGTATTCGTCAATATATTTGATTGTTTTAATTCCTGATGCAATTAATAAACGAGTACATATTAAACAAGGATAATGTGTAATATATGCAGTAGCTTCATTACAAGAAACCCCTCTTTTAGCACAGTCGCATAAAGCATTTTGTTCGGCGTGAACGGTAGCTTGTTCATGATTATCTCTAACAATACTTTCGTGTGGGCATCCAGGTAAAAACCCATTATATCCCTGACTAATAATCCGGTTATCTTTAACAATTAAACATCCAACTTTTAAACGTTCGCAAGGTGATCTTTTAGCTGTAACTTTAACTATATCTTTAAAATAAGTATCCCAATCAGGTCGTGATTCCATAATATATGTTGAACAATAACAACATATATCTATTAATGTTTATTAATAAAGTTTATTTCTTGTTGATTAATATTGAAGTAGTGATAGATATCATCAATATTTTCAACATTAGGTATAGGAAAGCTTTGTAAAATACGTATATTATTAAAATTTCCCCATCTACATATATTATTAATAAAAACATACAACGGATGTTCGAGTATTTTTTTAATTTGGTTAGCTTCTTCTAGTGAAGAACAACGAATAAATACAATAGATTGTGTCATTCCACAGTTATCTACAAATATTTTGTATTTGTCAGTTGTAGATATAAATACTTTGTAACCATCTTGAAATTTATGAGGTCTAGATGCATAACAAGTTTGTTTTGGTGTATGTATTAGTTTATATTTATATATATTATCAGGTTCAATTTGAATAAGATCTCTTTTTGTGTATTTATGTAAATCACTACTGGTTTGTACTTGATACTTCGTAAGACTATTATTATCAACAGTTTTAGCTAGTATATTATATACATCATTAGTGTATAACAATGGTATATATTTACGTTCTATAGATGGAACAGAGCTATTATATTCAATACCTTTCCATATACCAGAAATGTTAATATTAGAATCTGCAGTTTTATTTTGTATGAGATACCAAGTAAAGCTTGAACCAATTTTTTTAAAATATTTTTTAGCACGATGTATATCAAGATGAACTATTTGTAATCTAGTTAATATTTTAATTAAATCATTTCTATCTGCATATGACATCCAATTATCGGGTGTAATAAATAACATATACCCATTAGGTTTTAAAATAGATAATGCTTTTTTAATAAAATCTTTAATTAAATTATGATTTTTTGAAGCTCTTTTACCATTTTCAAGTAATTTTGCATAAGGAGGATTAACGTGAATAAGGTCATACAAAGTATTATATTGTTTTGTTAAAAAGTCTTCTTGAGTAATTTGTAGTTTATACTTATCATTATCAAATATACTTTTAACATTATTTAATCTATCTTCATTTATATCATTAAAGTATAAAATGTCTTGTAATATGGTGTCTGCACTATGGTGAGGAATCAATTTATGATATGAATGAACGCTAAAGTTACCATTACCACAACAGGGATCTAATATTTTTAGATTAGGTTGTTTCCAAAAATCATTAGGTATAATTTCAAACATTTCTTGGACGCAATTCATTGGTGTAGGTTCATCATTAGGAGATTTATATGTAGTCTTATCTAGATTTAATACAGTATCATAATAATTACAAATCTGTTCGAATGGTACTGTATCAATTTTATTCATATTAATATTACAATAATATGAATAAATAGATTTATATCAATTTTCTATATAATTTTATTTACTAATGTATAATTCTTTCGCTAATGTTTTAATAACTTTGTTATCTAATTTAACTTGTTCGTCTTCAACATCCCCTAATATTGCACTCATCATTTTATAACAAAAATCATATGCACGAGTTTCCATAACTTCAGATTCAGGATTTTCTGTTTTCCAGTCAGGAACCGTACGATAATTTGTCATTGATATGCGACTTAATATTCTTCTTAATTTTTGAAGTTCATCTGTATCTTTAGACCAACCATTATCTTCTTTAATATACATGGTTTCTCGTTTTATATCAGTGCAATGAATTGGACGTTTTGTAATATCCATACTCTTTAATCGATCCATTATCATTTTTGTCATACCACTTACATAACCGTGATTACCAATGTATTCAATTTCACTTAAATTAATAACCATATTTTGAAGAAACTCAGTAATACTCATAGCATCTTTGCAGGTATCGTTAAGAAAGAAGTTAATATTAAATCTTTGATTATTATTATTGTTAATTGTATTACCACTATTAATATTTTTACCTTCTTTACAAATTTCAACTAATCTATTTTGCAGTTGAGTATTATTTTCATCATTTTTTTTCATTTGTTTATTAGTTTCAATAATTAATTCTTTAAATTCTTGATTTTGTCTTAGCAATTCAACTACAATATTTGGATTAGATATATCAATATTACCTGCATTATCAGTTATATCAGTTATATTATTTATATTATTTATATCATCAATAGAATAATCACATTTTTGTTTATGATACCAAAGACTATTCCTAGCTTTATATTCCTTACCACATTCACACTTAAAAATATCAATGTTTATAAGATTTGCTTTGGCGAGTTTTTGGCGAGTTTCTGTTCTATTTGTTCTATTTTTATGTTTTGCAGTCAAAAAATGTTTATCCATATCGCTTTTTTTGCTGCAGCTATAGTTGCAACTTTCGCACACAAATTTTTTGGCGAGTTTTGGCGACATTTTTTGTTCTAAATGTTCTATAAATTTTGAACAGAAAAAGTCGCCATTCTTATTACGCGTAAAATATGTAAAAAAAGTATGCAGTCAGTTTGAAATTATTTTTTTAGTAATTACAGCATTATAGTCACAAATTCAAAATTGACAATTTCCGAGATGAAAAAAAAAATTTCTCAGAGGGGTAAGTCAAAAATGGACATTCTGAAAATGTCCAATTTCGGATTTCACCCACCTAATTATTTTGTAAAAAAGTATAATAAATATATAAATTGTAAATATGATATAAAGAATAACAAAAATACTAAGGAAAAATAAATATATAAATTGTAAATTGTATATAAAGAATAACAAAAATACAAAGGAAAAACAATAAATATATAAATTGAAAATAGTATATAAAGAATAACAAAATACTTAGAAAAAAAAATAAATATATAAATTGAAAATAATATATAAAGAATACCAGGATGCTTAGAAAAATATAAACTATGCCAATATATTTAAATATAATACATTATTGAATGTTATAATGAACGTCGAGTACGTAGATATTTGTTGTGGTTTAGCTTGGGGTGATGAAGGAAAAGGTAAGATAGTATCACAATTAAGTAAAGATTATGATTTTGTATGTAGATGGGCGGGTGGCAATAATGCCGGGCATACTATATATGTAGATGGTAAAAAATATTCAACACATTTAATACCATCAGGTGTATTTTATGGTAAGAAGTCAATTATAGGCCCAGGTTGTGTAGTAAATATAGAGGCTTTTCATAAAGAAATAGAATATTTAAGTGAAAATGGTTTTGATACAAGTTTAATTAAAATATCTCCAAAGGCACATGTAGTAATGGATAAACATATAGAAGAAGATAAAAAGAAGTATGCATCAACAATTGGAACAACAGCAAAAGGAATTGGACCTTGTTATAGTGATAAATATGCTCGAATTGGAAAACAAGTAATAGATTATATAGTTGAATTTAAAGATTATATTTGGGATGAAAAATTATATGGAAAAGTATTATGTGAAGGAGCACAAGGATTTTGGTTAGATATTGATTATGGAAATTATCCTTATGTAACAAGTAGTAATGCGTTACCTTATAGTGCTTGCAGTTTAGGATTTCCTCCACAGAAAATAAGAAAAATATATGGTGCAGTAAAAATATATGATACGCGTGTGGGTTTTGATCCAGATTTTCCTGAAAGTTTATACGATGATAAAGAATTAACAAAGATAGCGACTGTAGGTGAAGAATACGGAACAACAACAGGTCGTATGCGAAAAGTAAATTATTTGGATGTAAGTAAATTATTAAAAGCAATAAACATTTCAGGTGTTACTCATTTAATAATATCAAAGGTAGATATATTACAAGAATTAAATATTTGTAAGTATTATTATAAGAATACTTTAATTAGCTGTGATTCAATAGATGAGTTGCAAGATCAAATAACTAATATTTTAAGAAAAGAAGGATCAAACCATTTAATAGAGATAATATATTCAAGTAATCCAGAGAGAATATAAAGGGTGTTTAGCTAGATGATTCTATATTTTTGTAAACGTTTTTAGTGTGGGTTTCGTGTTTATAATAAATCATACCAAATCCAATAATAGACATAGTAATGTAAATAGTAATAGCGGTAATAGGTTCCATTAGTAATAATAAACATATATGTTTATATTTATTATTAAAATAAAAATGTTCCAGCACGGGCTCGAACCGTGGACCTTCGGCTCATAAGACCGATGCTCTAACCAACTGAGCTACAAGAACAGTGCACGAAGTGGGGTTCGAACCCACGCAGCTTATGCTACCAGGTCTTAAGTCTGGCTCCTTAGACCACTCGGACATCCGTGCTTGTTTAATAGTTTATTGACATATTAAGGTCAGTCACCCGATGTGGGGCTTGAACCCACGACCACACGCTTAAAAGGCGTGCGCTCTACCGACTGAGCTAACCGGGTAAAGTCTATTTACATTAATATACACTACTCACACATACTATATACACACTGTCTTTTTATATTGTTGCTATAAATATTTATATCTGTTTATTATATTTTGTGCGAACTTAAATATTCAATGGTATAAATGTTCAAAGGTGTAATATATATTTTTAATTAGTAACATTATTTTTAATCATCATTAGAATATAACCAACCTGTTAATATATATTTATCATTAGAGATAGGAGTTAAACCACTATGTGGAAATGTCCAACACGCTGGAAATAACAATAATTTACCTGCAACTGGTTTTATTTTAATATTACCAAGTATTTCTGTTTCACCACCTTCATTGACTGTATTTAAATACCATAAATAAGTTAAAACTCTTTTAGATTGATTTTTGTAATCAATAGATCCATCGTGATGATATATATATTTCCCTTCTTTTTTAATATATTTTTGAATTTGTAACGCAATAATATCTAAATGATTAAAGGACAAAGGACGATAATCGATAGATTTGTTTCTAAAAAATTCATAACAATTTTCAACATATTTAGTACAATTATATTGTAGCTCATTTATTAACAAATTATTAATTTTACTCCATTTAGGTTCATTATTATATATGTCTAAGTCACTAGTATCTTTAACATGTTTGAATATACCTCTCATAGTTTCTCCGGGTCTTTTAGTATCATCATTTTCAAATAAATTTATAATCTCATTACATATTTCAATAGATAAAGAGTTTTCATTTACATAAACAAATTTTTCAAATAATTCCATAAATATAATTAAGATTATTATTTATTTAGTTTATTATTCATATATATTTATATAAATAAATAAATATATATATGAATAATTTTAAGGTTAATGGTATAGTTCTTAGTCAAATAATAGAAACAAATTATAGTAGAAATAATAGAGGAGGAAATACGCATTTGCCTGGATATAATAGTGGTATTGGTTATGTATTTAACAACAATATTGCTCAAAATTCACGACCACAAACACTAGGTTACAAATATTTAAATACTGATTTACAAAATAGTGCCGTAGCTACTTGGGTACCTACTTCTACATATTCAAATACGATTACAACGATTACAATACCAAACGGAGTAGAAAAAGTGCGTTATGAAATATACGGCGGAGGTGGTGGAGGTGGTGGAGGTGGTGGAGGATCACTTAATTATTCTTATGATGATGCGTGGCAGGGTGGAGGAGCAGGAGGAGCAGGAGGAAAAGGACAATGGAGATCAGGTGAAATAAACAGAGGTAATAATAATAATGTATATATAACATTAGGAAACGGTGGTAGTGGTGGCAGTAACGGAACATACGCTACGGGTAATACAAATGGTGCCGTTCAAGCTGGGGGGGGTGGCGATGGTAATGCTGGTAATGCTAGTACGTTAGTCATTGGTAATATCACTATAAACGCGCCGGGCGGCAACAAAGGATTAGGAGGAAGTGGTGGTAGGGTAAACGGAGGAATGACTGGCAGTTATAATGCTGCTTCTAAGGGTAGCGATGGTAATACAAGTTACGACCCTAACTCAGTAACATCCGGTTGGGACACAACAGGCAATTCTTGGAGACACAACTCAAATATGAGTGGTATGGACCGAGGTAATGGCGGAAATGGTGGGTCGGGTGGAGATGGTGGTAGTAGTTGGGACAATACAAATAGTGGAGGTAATGGTAATGGTGGAAGCAAAGGCGGGGGAAGAATATATTGGATATATCCTGCTGCTAGTTAAATTCAATATTTAAAAAACCAACTAACAAATATCTAACACCTTTTGTAACAGGTAATCCCGAATGTCGAATAAAACCTGAATGAATTAATAACTCTCCTTGTTTTAGATACGTGGTTAATCCGT